GTGGTGGGGATTCCCCTGCTTGACAAAAGCCTTGGAAGCCTATCAGGCGGCAGGCTGTATGTGATTGGCGCACGTCCCGCGACTGGCAAGACCGCCCTGGCGATTTCTGCAGCATTCAACACCTGCGTCTACGGAACGGTACTGTTTTGCTCATACGAGATGCAACCCAGCGAAATCATGGGGAGAATCCTTGCCAGGCTGTCACGTGTGGATAGTCAGGACATCAGTTACAAGACCCTCACAGACGCACAGATGCAAAGGCTGGGCGAACAGTATGATACGGCGGGCAAACTGCCGATTAGGTTCGGCGTTAACTGCCATACTCCCGAGAAGGTCAGAGCAGAAGCCTTACGCATCAAAGACTTGCGCATGGTGGTCATTGACTACCTGCAACTGATGTCAAGTGGGCGCAGGGCAGAGTCCCGGCGCGTTGAGGTGGGGCAGATTTCAAGGTCGTTGAAGCAGTTGTCAATCGAGCTGAATGTCCCAGTCCTGGCCTTGAGCCAGTTGAACCGCAACAGTGAGGGCAGCGCAAAGCCACCGACCATGAGCGAGATGCGGGAGAGCGGAGACATTGAGCAGGACGCTGATGCTATCGTCTTGATGTATCAACTGCCTAACAATGGTGATTCCTTCGTGCAGACCTGCGAGGCAAGCGGATTCAAGCCTGTGCGCCTGCTCCTGGATAAGAACCGCCAGGGCAAAGCAGGAGTGGCGATTGACACAGCGTTTGATGGCAGCAGCATGACCTTCATCAGCAAGTCCGCAGTGATGGAGGCAGGACGATGACGAGCAAGGAGGACGAGTGAGATGGACTACACCCTGGCGCAGGTAATCTGCCTGCTGGTGCTGCTGCTGGCAGCCCTGGTTTACGAGATGAGGAGGCTGTGATGAGCAAGTACGGCGCGCGTAAAACCGTGGTGGACGGCATCACCTTTGACAGCAAGAAGGAAGCTGCCCGGTATCAGGAGCTGCGGCTCATGGAGCGTGCAGGGCTGATCCGCGACCTGAAGCGCCAGGTCAAGTACGAGCTCATCCCCAAGCAACCGGGTGAGCGGGCTGTGAAGTACACTGCTGACTTTACCTACACCGAGGACGGGGAGACCGTAGTGGAGGATGTGAAGGGTGTGAAAACCCGGGACTACGTTTTGCGCAGGAAGTTGCTGCTATGGCGGCACGGAATACGAATCAGGGAGGTTTAACCATGGACTTGGAGGAGAAAAAATGACAATCACAAAAAAACCTTGCCCGATGTGCGGGTCTAAGATGGTTTACATTGACGAAAATGGCGTAATCGTGAAGAAGAAAAAAACTGCGCTTGCGGAAAACCTGCGACAAATCCTATCCGATGAGGGCATCACGGTGGCGATGCTGGCGGAGTGGTCTGGCGTGAGCGTGGGCACGATACGAGGATGGCTATACTACGACCGCGTCGCTAAGAAACACTCCCCCAACCTAAAGCGTGTAGCCGATGTGCTCCGCGTGGGCGTGGAAGAACTGAGGGGACGAAAAGAGCCGGAGGTGGATGAGAAATGAGCGATAAGAGATACCCCACCCGGATGCACGAAATTTGCCGGATGGAGCCAATGATACCGTTTGAGTTTGTGTGTAACGGCATGAAGTACACGCTTATTATCGAGCATGAGGGCCATGTGTGGAGGTTAAACCACGCAAAAGGCAGAAGGATGCTTGCGGCAAGTATAGTCTGCGAACTCGTCAACCACCCCGAGCGCATCACCCGCCGCCCCCGGCTGACGGAGGAGCAGATGGCGCAGTTGAAGGCGCTGGTGACGCTGGGATATGGGTGGATTGTGAAAGACTTGGAGGGCTTGCCTTATGCGTGCGCTTCAAAACCGAAGAAGGAAAGAGACGACTGGAGAGGTGGAGGTGCGTTTATTGACCTGTACCCGTTTATGCCGACGAATTGCTTAATGGATTTGCCTGACTGGTCCGACCCCGAGCCGCTTGACATCGTGCAGACCCTCCGGGATGCGGGGGTGGAGGTAGAAGGATGACACTGGAACAGGCGATAGAGGTACTGATTAGTCGCTACAATAGTAGCGTGATACGAGGGTGGACGGATGATGAATGGCGATTGGCAACGGACACCGTCATCGTCGCTCTGCGCAGCCACGACCCCGACACAGGGCTTGTGCCGTGCGAGTGGTGCGGCCCTGAACGGATGGGCTGGTTCAGCGTGCAGTTCTGGGTGCGGGCCAGCACCGGGAAACGCAAATGGATGTCGGTCACACAAAAATATAAAAAACAGGTCAACTACTGCCCGATGTGCGGGAGAAAGATGGAGGGAAGGCAATGAGCAGTTGGTTAGCGGGAGTCGTTGGCATGTGCGTCGGCTCGGCACTCGGCATCCTGATTATTAGCATTGTGTCAGTAACACGCCAGACGGAGCGGGAAAACGATATATACCGCGAGGGCTTTGCCAAGGGGCACAGAATCGGCCTGCGTAAGGGCAAGGTGCTGAAAATTGACGCGGCGTTGTATGAGGAACTCAAAGCCAGAGCAAGCGAGCGCGTGGACATACCACCGGGAAATGACAGTGTGCGAGCATCCACCGGCTTTCAGCGGGACGGTGGGGACAAAACTGAACGCCGGTGCAACCAGTGCGTCCATTGCGGGCAGGAGATGCCCGAGGGCGACCAGGTTTGCGAATATTGCAGGAGGCAGCATGGATATTGATGGCATCAAGGTCACGGTCACGGGTGACCCCTACCCCGGCGAAATCGAGGGCTATGTGCGGCGCGGATTGCGCAAACACGGAAAGCTGCTGACGGCGATGGAAATCACGCTGGACGGCGAGGATTGCGACATCCACTACATCACCATCGAGCGGCCGTTTGAGCGCATCCGGCGCATCACAGGGTACCTGCAGAAAACAGAGCAGTGGAACAACGCGAAAAAAGCAGAATTACAAGACCGAGTGAAGCACACAGCAGAGAGGTGAACACATGACAGGCGAGCAATTCCTCAACTCTATCAGAAACCTGGACTACGAAATCACCGCCCTTGACCACACGCGCACACGGCTGGAGGGGCAGCGCCAGGACATCCTGGACCGGGCCATGAGCAACGCGGCGTTGACCGGGGTCTGCGTGCAGCACAGCACGGGGAGTAAGACCGAGGCGCTGGGGGTGCAGCTGGCTGACATGATCACCCCCGAGGAGCTCGTGCGGAAGCTGAACCGGCTGCAGGACAGGGTGAACAAGCGCATCGACACCCTTGTGGACAAAAAAGAACAGGCGCAGGTGGTTATTGAGCGAATCCCTGACGCAAGGTACAGGGCGCTGCTGACCTACCGGTACATCAACAACCTCAAGTGGAGCAGCGTGGCCGACCTGATGGGGTACACAATCAACTGGGTGGTTAACGACCTCAAACCGCGGGCTATCGCCGCGTACGAGCGGGCAGACAAAACAACCACATAAAACCACATTTACTTTGACAGCACCCTGTGATTTAATAGAGTCAGGAGATTTAAAAGCCGCCCGAAGTCAAGGGGCGGCTTTTCGTTGGGAGGGCGCGGCATGGTATTAACATTGTGCGACAACTGCTTGCAGCCCTTCCTTGATGACCCTAACTATAAGGTGCGTTTTCTGCGAAAATGTACGCCTTTATGCGACAGGGAGAAAGGCGACTGCGACTGCTTCATCTGCTCAAGGCATGGGCACGACTACGATGTCGAAAAAATCAGCAACATTCACAAGTAACATTTTCCGGAGTGCGCGGGCTGTCAACCTCCTTCAGTTTGCGCGGGAGCAGACCTTTTCAGAGCGGCGGGGCTGTCTGCACGGGTACAAAGGGGGGGGCGGGGGGAGGAGTAATGATTATAGCAATCTGTGTGGCTGTCTAGTTTTTATGCCGGAGGGGAAGTTATGATTAAGAAAATAACAATTTGCACGTGTGACGTGTGCGGAACGATTGAAAACGCAAAGCCGGCAGGGAGCCAGTATAACGAAACATACTACTCAAGGCCGGACGGCTGGACGCAGGGCGCAAGCAGAGAGATTGACATTTGCCCGGAATGCGCTGCCAAGATTAACCCGAAGCCCAAGATGGATTACGGCAGTAGCACAATGATGATATAGTTTTTGTGCCGGAGGATTGATAGACTTTGGCACTACTTTGGACAGCATAGAGCGGGAGGGCGCGAGTGGGCAGATACGAGGACATTCTATGGTATTCGCTGGGCGAAGATGTCAAAGAGGCAACAATCTACCCACTTGCGGACGTGCACCTGGGCGCTGAGGGCTCGGCATGGCAGCAATTTTACGACCTGATTGGGCAGATAGCCAACGAGCCTGACACCTATGTAACCCTGCAGGGTGACCTGATCGACAACGGCTTGAAGAACTCGGTAACGAACGTTTATAGGCAGACGATGCGCCCATACGAGCAGAAGCGGGAGATGGCAAAGGCTCTGGAACCCATCCGGGACAAGATTCTTTGCATCATCCCTGGCAATCACTGCAGGCGCTCCAGCAAAGAAGCGGACGCCTGCCCGACCTATGACATAGCGGCAAAGCTTGACATCGAGGACAGATACCGCGAGGACATCGCCTTTATCCGCATCGCGCTCGGGCGCAATCATACCAGGTCGAGCAATGGACGGCAGTACAGTTACACGCTGGCCTGTGTGCATGGGGCAGGCGGCGGGTCGTTACCGGGCAGTATGGTCAACAAAGCAGACAGGTTCATGCAGTCGATGGACGGCGTGGATGTGTTCATTCACGGGCACTCCCACAAGCCCTATTGCCTGCGGGGGTCAAAGTTGGTTATCGACGCGGCGAACAAGAGGGTGACGCGCAGGCCGACGTTGACCATGTGCGCGGGAGCATGGTTGGGGTACATCGGATATCCCGTGACCAAGCAATTAAACCCAACAGCACTTCCCGGAGCAAACAAGTTAGTACTGCACGGACGCAAGTATCTATTCGAAGCAGTTATTTAGGTTTAACCGCGAAAGCGTTTAAGCGGCACAGACGGAGTAATTAACCGTGGGGTTGATACCAACCATCAGCCCCTTTTCTGTGTCATAAATCATGAGGTTGGGGAAGGTTGGAACAATGGGGAAGAAGTATATTGTTTACAAACACACATCACCAAACGGGAAATCTTACATTGGCATCACAAGCCAAACAACATCAGAGCGGTGGGGAGTAAACGGGTCAAGGTATCTGAAAGAAAACTCATATTTTGCGAATGCGATTAGGAAATATGGGTGGGACAATTTTTCGCACGACATTCTCGCTTCCGGCAAGACAAAAAAAGAAGCGATTGAACTCGAGAGGAACCTAATACTGCTGTTACGAACTCAGAACAAACGGTATGGGTTTAATGTGACCGCTGGTGGTGATGGGGTAGAAAATCCATCAAAAGAGGTCAGGAGAAGAATTGGGGCGGCTCATTCAAGGCCAACAAATCAATATACGCTTGATGGGGAATACATACGCACATTCAAAAGCGCAACACAGGCAGCGAAGAGCGTTGATGGAGATGCATTCACAAGCACGGGCGGTATTGGCGGTGCTCTAACAGGCATAAGGACATCATGGCACGGGTTTCAATGGCGATATGACACAGGGAATAACAGGGGGAAGATACAGCCAATAAGAGTAACACCTTACAGGCGGGCTGTGTGCCAGTACGGGATGGATGGCAAATACATTAAAACTTTTGAGAGTGCCGCCGAAGCGGGCAGAAGCGTTGGGGGCAACGGGCAAAACATAACAAAGTGCTTGCGCGGGAAGATAATGTCAGTCTATGGATACCAATGGAGGGAAAGCACAGAAAAACCAGCGAAGGACATAGGTTCAACGCCCGGAGTATCGTACCCAGTCAAAGTTGCACAGTTTACTTTGGATGGGGATTTTGTAAAGGAACATATCAGTATTGCAAGCGCAGGAAGAAGTGTTGGCAAGGAACGTGGCGGCGCGAACATCAGCAAATGCATGAATGGGGAAATCCAAAGCGCGTATGGGTTTAGGTGGATGAGGGCACAATCAGGCGCGAACAAGCTGCTGCTGAGTGGCACGAAATACAGGTTTGAAGCGGTGGTATAGGAGGAGCAGTGGAAATTATCAACAGGAAGGTCATAGACCTCATACCCTATGACAAGAACCCGCGCAAGAACGATGAAGCGGTCAAGTATGTCAAGGCGTCAATTGAGCAGTTTGGCTTTAAGGTGCCGATTGTCATTGATGCGCAGGGCGTAATTGTTGCGGGGCACACAAGGCTCAAGGCGGCAAAAGAACTGGGTATGGAAGAAGTGCCGTGCATCGTGGCGGATGACTTAAACGAGGAACAAATCAAGGCGTTCAGGCTTGTGGACAACAAGACCGCAGAAATGGCCGACTGGGATATTGAACTGCTGAACACTGAACTGCTTGACCTTGAAGCCAACTTTGACATGGCAGACTTTGGGTTTGAGATAGAACCACCGACAGGCGAAGTGAGTGACGATGATTTTGACGCTGATGCGGTTGCTGATGCGATTGTCGAGCCTGTCACGAAACTGGGCGATATATGGCAACTTGGTCGGCATCGCCTGATGTGCGGGGACAGCACCGATAGGGCAACCGTTGACAGGCTGATGGACGGGCAGAAGGCAGACATGGTATTCACAGACCCGCCGTATGGGGTTGCGTATACTGGGAACAGCAATCCAAACACGCAGAACATCCACAACAGCGGGGCGGCGATGGAGATAAAAAATGACAAACTGCATGGCGAAGATTTAAAGCAATTATATCAATCTTCAATGGCAAACGCCCACGCTGTTACTACAGACAAGGCGGTGTTTTATATATGGTATGCCACATCGAGAACGCTTGAAACATTGGAGGGGGTTCAAAATGCCGGGATAGAAGTAAGGGCGTATATTTTCTGGTATAAAATCGAATCGCCAATGTCGGCATTTATGAGCCAATATATACCGAACTACGAGCCATTACTTTATTGTTATAAAAAGGGAAGCACAACGGATTGGTTTGGCCCAACGAATGAGAAGTGCGTATGGGAACAACAGGCCAAGTTAAGCGACAGGGTACATCCAACCGAAAAGCCAATAGAACTGTCTGCAAGGGCTATCAAAAACAGCAGTCAGCAAGACGGTACTGTTATTGACCTATTCGGCGGCTCAGGTTCTACCCTCATCGCCTGTGAGCAACTCAACCGCACTTGCTACATGATGGAACTTGACCCGAAGTATTGCGATGTCATTATCAAGCGATGGGAAGCGCTGACAGGGGACAAGGCGGTGCTTCTCAATGGCTAAGTACAATACTTTCCTGTTGGTTGACACCAAGACGCGCAGACCTTTGCTTGTCACATCATCGGCGCGGAAAGTAACGGCTGAACTGTGTAAGGGGCGGCGCGTTGAGGTATGGAACGAGAACGAGCGCATTGATGTGATATACGCCAACAAAGCAGAAAGCATGAGGCGGTTCATCCAAGCCGAGAAGGAATACATACGGCACAAGCAGGAAAGGGCCGAGTTTAAGAACGCGTACAGGCGATTATTGAGAACGTGAAAGCGAGGTGAGCAGCATTGGCAGGAGAGGAAACGCGCATCCGAAGCGGGGAGGAAGCGGCAGAAATGGGCATGAGGGGCGGTATCGCGTCTGGTGCTGTTCGCCGCAAGAAGGCCGCCATGAAGGATGTTGCCGCAATGGTGCTTGGGCTGAAGCGCAAGGTGTCAGACAAGACGATTGCTCAATTGCAAGAGATGGGCATTGACGCAGAGGAAATCACCACGCAGACGCTTGCGCTGATGAAACTGGGAGACAAGGCAATCGCTGGCGATATTAAGGCTTTGGAGTGCTTGCGTGACACGGCAGGCGAGAAGCCAACGGACAAACTGGATATGTCGCACGCCTTTGTTGGCGACTTCGACATAGTATTGGACGGCGAGGATGGCGATTAGACCGCTGCCGAAACTGTACAACGACAAGTACTACAAGCGGCTCAAGGATGACACAAGGCTTCAAATCTTCTTTGGCGGAGCTTCATCGGGGAAGTCCTTTTTCATCGCCCAAAGAATCGTGCTTGACACACTGGCGGGGCGCAATACACTTGTCCTGCGCAATGTCGCCAGGACCCTGCGCGGCTCATGCTGGAACGAGGTTATCAAGGCAATCAACGCACTCAAGCCTATCCTGCGCGACTGCTTCAATGTCAGCAAGAGCGAAATGTTGATTACAGCCATGAACAACGGGGCACAAATCCTGTTTGCCGGCCTTGACGATGTTGAGAAAATCAAGTCAATCACTCCCGCGAAAGGCGTTCTCACCGACATCTGGATTGAGGAAGCCACCGAAACATCCTATGACGATTATAAGCAGCTTGAGAAGCGGTTGCGCGGTGAATCACGGCACAGCAAGCGCATCACGATGTCGTTCAATCCCGTGTATAAGGAGCATTGGATTTACGGCGAGTTCTTCAAGCATTGGGACGAGAGCAAAACGGAGTACAAAGACGATGGGCTAAGCATCCTAAAGACCACCTACAAGGATAACCGTTTCCTGACTGATGACGATGAAAAGGCACTGGAGAACGAGCAGGACGAGTACTACCGCAACGTGTACACCTTGGGCAACTGGGGCGTGCTGGGCGATGTCATCTTCCGCAACTGGCGCGTGGAGGACCTGTCCGACATGAACACGGACAAGCCATTGTTCGGGCTGGACTTCGGCTTTTCATCTGACCCCGCTGCCGGGGTGAAAGTGCATTATGACAGGGCGCACAAGCGCGTTTACATACTCGATGAAATCTATGAGCGAGGGCTGACGAACACGGCGCTTGCGCCCATCCTGCGCGAGTTCTGCGGCAATCATTACATCACCTGTGATTCATCCGAACCTAAATCAATCAAGGAACTGCAGAACCTTGGCATCAGGGCAATCGGCGCGAAGAAAGGTCCGGACAGCGTGATCCACGGCATCCAATGGTTACAAGGGCACGAAATTATAGTTGATGTGAGGTGCCAGCACATGAAAAACGAACTCCAGTTATACCAATGGCGCAAGGACAAGGAAGGGCAAAGTATGCGGGTGCCTGAGGACAGGAACAACCACTTGATTGATGCCCTTCGATATTGCCTTGAGCATGAATCAACCGCACGATACGCCACAGCGCTCAACCTGAAAGGATTGTGATAGATTGATTACGAGGGATAAAACCATAGTCCTTGACAGGGACGTTATCAACGATTGCGTCAAGCAGTTTGATTTACAGGCGTCGCGACTGGCGCAACTTCACGAGTATTACACCGGGCTGTCTGCCATCACAAAGCGTATGCGCGAAACGGGCTTGCCGAACAATAGGCTGATGCACGGTTACCCTGCCTACATCGCCACCATGACATCGGGCTACCTGATTGGTGACCCTGTGCAGTATGGCGTGGACGAGGAGCAGGAACGGGCGCTGGCTGCCCTACAGGACGCTTACAATGCGGCTGATGTGGGCAGCGTTGATGCGGAGATTGCGCTCAACCAGGCGATTTATGGGCGCGGCGTTGAGTTGGTATACGCTGACAGTCAGGCGAGGCCGAGAACAACGGCCATTGACCCGCAAAATGCGTTTGTGGTGTACTCAAACGATGCGGAGGGCTTGCCCCTGTTCGGTGTTTATCGGCTGGTTGAAGTCAACAGCAAGGGTGAAGCGAACGTCACGCGATACACGGTGTACACGCCGGAAGAGGCGATTGAGTACGCTGTTGGTACAGGCGGGGTAGTAGGCGCAGAAAAAACCAGAACGGCGCATAATTTCCCTTATGTGCCAATGGTCGAATACTGGAACAACTCATCCCAGACGGGCGACTTTGAACAAGTCATCAGCCTGATTGATGCCTACGATGTCCTGCAATCGGACAGGGTGAACGATAAGGAGCAGTTTGCGGATGCGCTGTTAGTCCTGACCGGCGTGGTTGGGTTTGATGCACCCGAAGGCGATACCCGGACGGCAGCACAGCGCTTGAAGCAGGAAGGGACATTAAGTCTGCCTGACCCGCAGGCGAAAGCCGAGTACCTCATCAAGCAGATGTCCGAGAGCGACACGGAAATACTCAAGGACGCAATTAAGAGCGACATCCACAAGTTCAGCCATGTGCCCGACCTGACGGATGAGCAGTTTGCGGGCAACTCCAGCGGCGTGGCGATGAAGTATAAGCTGCTTGGCCTTGAACAGTTGACGAAAATCAAAGAGCGCTGGTTCCGCGAAGGCTTGCGGTGGCGTTTGCGGCTGTTTTCTGGTTTCCTGTCCTTGAAGGGCAAACCCTCACTGGACGCTGATTCGGTGCAGATGATGTTCAGGCGCTCCCTTCCTGTCAATGACCTTGAGATTGCGCAGATGGTTCAGATGCTTTCGGGGCTTGTGCCCGCGAAGATGCTGCTGTCACAAGTGCCGTTTATTGATGATGTGAACACCGCATTCGATGATTTGACGGAGGAGAAGCAAGCGAACATCGCGGCACAGGCGGCGGCGTTCGGGGCGTTCCCGCAGGGGGAGGATGAGGAGGCTGACTAATGGCGACACCCTACTGGGAGCATCGCGCAGCCCTCCGTCAAGCGGCGTACGACCGCGCCAACAACAAGACGGTCGCAACGGTGTCAAGAGCATACGACCGCACGATGCGTCAACTGGACAAGGACATTGACACCATCATGGCGACCTACACGCGCAAGACGGGGCTAAGCACACGCGAGGCGTATGACTTTCTGCGCGAGGGTGTACCTCAAAGCGTGATGGATGACCTAAGGTCAAGGGCGGCGGTCATCAGCGACCCGCGCCAGCGCAAGCGGCTGGAGGTCATGCTCAGGACAGATGCGTACAGAGCGCGTATAAGCCGTTTAGACGCGATTAAGGCGAGCACAAGGGTTGGGCTGACCGAAGCGGCAGAAGCCGAATTAGGGGTACTGGAACCGCATTTAAGGCATACGGCAGACCTGGCATACTCGCGGACGATGTTTGACATCCAACACGCTACAAGCATCGGGTTTCAAGGCGTTGGAGTGCCGCGCAAGGCGCTTGACACCATCCTCAAAAGCAAGTGGGCTGGCACACACTACTCGACAAGCGTTTGGCAGAATCGTGACGCAATGGCGGGCATCCTCGACCGCGCGCTGATGGAAGTGTCGAGCATGGGCAAACTGTCAGACATGACGATGCAGGATGTACGCGGCATGGTTGACCTCAACAAATGGCGCAGTCAAATCAAGAGCAAGTTCAAGACCGAGGCGCAATACCAAAAGTACGCGGCGAATCGATTGATACGGACTGAATCGGCGTATGTGGCGAACCAAACCACGGCGGTGGCGTATGACGAGTGCGGGATAGAGCGCTACGAGTACATAGCGACTCTCGATAATAGAACCTCAACCGTTTGCGCCGGATTGGACGGGAAAATCTTCGACCTAAAGGACAAAGAGGTTGGTGTCAACTGGCCGCCTCTGCATCCTTTTTGTAGGTCGAATGTGGCGTGTGTGATTGATGGTTTGGTAAGAGAAAACCTGACAAGAGCCGCTCGTGATGCCAATGGCAAAAGCGTGTATGTGCCGCGTGATATGAAATACAACGAATGGAAGGCGTGGCAGAAGGACGGTGCGCCTCCAGATATAAAAACATGGAGAAATAGCAAGTAACATCAACTTAACTGACACATACCCACCGCCCATAGGCGGTTTTTGATTGATACTAAGCACCTTTGGGCGCTTTTGTATGCCCTTTCACGGTGGCAGGGCTTAAAGAACCACAGGATGCGCTGACGAGCGTTAAACGGGAGGAAATTATGAACGAGCAAAACACGGTAGATACCACGGCAATCGAAACCACGGTAGAAAACGCGGTAGAAACCACGGCGGTAGAAAAGGAGCAGGCTACGCCACCTGTCAAGACCTTCACGCAGGACGAACTCAACGCAATCATCGACAAGCGCCTCGAACGCGAACGCAAGGATGCACAGGCGCGGATTGACAAGGCGGTCACCGAGGCACAAAAACTGGCGAAGATGAGCGCAGACGAACGCGCGGAGCATGAGCGTCAGGAACTACAAAAAGCACTCGCCCAGCGTGAAGCGGAAATCACCAAGCGCGAGTTGAGGGCAGAAGCCAAGTCGCAACTGAGTGATAAAGGCTTGCCTGTCGAACTTGCCGAGGTCCTACCCTACACGGACGCGGACACGACCAATGCGGCGCTTGCCGCTGTTGAGAAAGTGTTCCGGCAGGCCGTGGAAAAGGGCGTGAACGAACGACTCAAAGGCAACCCGCCTAAGGTTGGGCAACCGGCGCAGGGTACAACCATTGCCGAGCCTGAAAAACTATCCTATGCACAACGTGCAGAACTGTATCAAAAAGACCCATCACAATATAAGAAATTATTCGGAGGAGAATAA